TCCCCAACGCTCTAGGTCATATGCTTCACCGTCAACTGACGCTTCAAACATTTCTTTCATTACCTTGAGTTCAACATCAGTAGGCTTCTTAGGTAGGAAGTCACTCAAGTTGTGTAACTGATGTGATTCCAACGCTGCCTTCTCAATATCGCTCAATGCTCTTTCACGACGGCTCCACTTTGATGTAGAGTAGTCAGCAAAACCGCCCTTGCTAGTCTTAGCAATACGGAAGTCAACACCACGCAGGAAGTCAGTTGGCAATTCTTCCAACTCTGGATCCATTAATGCTGAACGGATGATTTGATAGATTTGAGGACCGATGATGAATCTACGGATTGGATTGTCCGGAGTCTTTTCTTCACGGATAGGATCTTCAACAACGAAGCCTTGGAAAATGTATGAACGCTTTTTCCAATACTTACGACCCATCTCTTCAAGGGCCTTATCCTTGAACCAACCACGAACTTCTGAAAGGATCGGGCAAGCTGTACCGTCGTTGTACATTTCAACGCAAGGAACTTGCACTTGAACTGGACGACTGTCTGTTTCACCTTTGATACCTGCGAACGGCAATTTGATCATTGCACGTTCTACCCAGAAAAATGTATTGTCGGGATTTCCGTCAGGTAAAAAACGGACTGTTGATTCGGAACCTTCTTTCAAGTTCCAGAAAGGGTAAATGGAATTATCTCCACCGGTACGTTCACCGCCACCTTTCGAATTACCTTCTTGCTCTTTGAGCTTTGCTCTGATTTCAGCTAATGATGCCATGATTATCTCCTATTGTTAGCCTAAGTTGTTTTGCATTTCTGCTAGTTTTGCCTATATCTACTTTACACCATTGTAAAGTAAAAAAGTGCATACATTGTATTGTACGCACTTTTATTTAGCTTTGCAAGAGAAATCTTGCTTAATTATGATTTATTTTTGCCAATTATCTAAACATAGCATTAAAGTGTTTGAACATTTCAGCAACGTCAGCTTGTGGCTTTTGTAGACCGTTTTCAGTAATACCTGCAAGTTGGCGTAGTCTCTTTGACTCATAAACTTGTGATAGCTCACTAATAACTTTATGTGCTAGATGAGCAGCATCTTCACCGAATTGTTTTTCAACTGCTAATAATACACCAGTTTCACCTTTGGGGAAATTACCAGTTGTTTCATCATACATTGATTTAACAAACTCAACTACTTCGTTTTGCTTACCGCTACTTTCAAAAAACTCTTCAACATCCATTCCGGCTTTACTAATAGCTTCACCTAGTGACATTTCACCAAATCCAAAGTTAACAACTGTTTCTGCTGTTGCGCCAGCTTTCTTTGCTTTGGCAATAGCAGCAGCCATACCTTTCTTAGCAGCGTGACGAGCAGGATTCTTAACAGTATTACCAAACTGATCTTTGTTGTCGCCTGGCTTTTTGTAAGGACCATCAAACGGTGGATCTTCTTTTTCTTCTGCTACTGGAGCAGGCTGTTCTGGTGCCATAGGCGCTTCTGCTGCCGCTGGCTCAGCTGGAGCTTCTGGAGCAGGTGTAGTAGAATCAAAATTGATCTTACTAGCAATGTCTGTTCCGTTTTCTTCATCGTGTTTTTCTAGGTAGCTCTTTAGTAAATCTCTAATGTCCATTTCTGGATTGACTTTACCTAATTGTTTAACAGCATCTAAAAATTCTTGATCGTCAATGACACCTTTTAGACTTTGTATAGCATTAGTACCATCTGCGCCTGCTGGGAATTCTTGTGCAATTAATTGATTTAATGTCTGTATAGATGCACTTTGACTTTCGTCATCTGCATTAAACAGGTTACTCTCTTCACCAATAATCTTTCCTAAATAAGATTCAAAATTTTGTAATTCTTCTATTTCTTTAATAGGATCATATTGTGCAGATTCAGGAGTATTTTCATCTAATAAATCATCTGCTGACAACTCTTTAACAACGTCAACTTCTTCACCTACTAGTTTATAAATGTATGGGAATACATTTTTTAATTCTTCATTAAATGTGCGGATTGTTAAACGATCAACCCAGTCATTAACTACATCTTCTGGAATTTCTTGTGCATCAGATGCTGTAAAAGATTCTGCAAATGCTTTGTAATAGTTAGAGCTTTGTAGGCTATGAATTTCTTTTTTAACTTGATCAATACGTTCAAAGACCTTATTGCTAATAGTACCCATTGCTTCACTAACTATTGGATTACGACTTACATAACCTTTAAACATACGTAGTTTGTTTAGTTCTTCACTTAAGCCAATAATATGCTGCCCAATGCTATCATAACTATTGCCACCGTGGGCTACGTGTGTAGCCAGGGCTCTTGCACCATTCAAATGTTTGAACGGATATTTAAAACGTTCACCATCTGCATTTTCTACATAGATGCTTTCGATGTGTAGAGTACGACCTGCGGGCAAGTCATAATTAACAGGTTGGCTATGTCTAACAATTAGTTTAGCTTCCCCCATTTCTTGAAAACTAGTTTTAGAAGTTCCATATAACTTACTTTCGGTCATGCTACCTTCTCCGTGCTTATTAGCTAAGTGTTCGTAATCTCTTTTTTCTAGATTACTTTTAGAAGTATCTCTAATAGAAAACTTCATCATGTTTTGTTTGGCAAATTCTCTAAGTTCTCTTAAGAAATTATACCATTGTTTAGAAACGCTACTTGGTTGTCCGTCTGTAATTTCATTGCTGTAAATTACAACTAGTCCGTCGTCCTCTGAAAGGTCCGCAGAAACTGTACCTAAATTAACTCCATTTTTAACAAAATCAAATTCGAAAAAACGTGCATCTTCTTCTCGATCAGTAGGGTCACTGTTTGCATCGCCAAGTTTGATCTTTGGAAATTGTGTGCGAATCTTTCCAAATAATTCTACTGCAATAGGGTTGAGATTTTTATCCATACTAATATTTATCAGAACGTAGACGAAACAAATATAGGCATTGGTAGTTCAAAGTCTTCTTCATTTAACACATCGTTACTACTGAAAGAGTCAAAAACTCGTGCGTCCCAATCTGCTAGTACTTGACTCATACGCACAATCAATAGCAGTGCCGAAACAAGATCGTCTTCTTCACCAGTTTTAGCTTTGAATGTAATTCCTGTAGCAATAAACGCCTTTAGTTCTGAGATTAAAGGTTTGCTGTTAATTTTCATTTTATTAGATTCTATTAGATATTTTAAACGTGCAGCAGCTGAAATTTTAGTCTTGTGTGTAGTGTTAAATCCTTTACGGAATTTGCGTACATGCCCTTTACGTATAGGTTCACTGACAAAAAGTCCTGGAAATTGATCTTCACCTATGTCTCGAATACACACCAATCCTGCTTCGCCAATATTATTGTTTTCAATTGACCAGTAGATGTTGCTGACATTTTCTTCACCTATTGTGTCTTTGATATAACTTAAAATTTCTTTTAGTATTCTAATTTGTCCTTGTATAGGAGTTAGGTTGTGGTGCCATTCTCCTACTTGTATAAAGCTAGGAAGTTCAAATATCTGAATCCCTGCTGAGTTGCCGCCAGTGCCTAAACTAGGATCTAAACTTACAGCATAAATGCCGTCTTTAGTTGGTTCTTTATACCAACGTGTTTGTCCCATGTTCATGATAGGATTTTTACCTTCCATGCCAGCAAGGTGAATACTGTTAATCAGTGTTTCATCGTAGACTAAGAATTCACAGTTATATTCACGACGGAATCGTTCTTCACCAATACGCCCACGCTCAGTTGTTGCCCATTTATCATCGCGATCAGGGTGTTCACTCCATGCACAGGTAAATGGAAAGAACCCATTTAATCCAATTTCTTGTTCGTTACCAAACTCGTCAAATTTCTTGTTAGCTTCTTTCCAAATAACAGCAAATGTATCTTCGTCGCTGTTAGGTGTTGACGTAATGATTGCACGTCCACCAGTTGCTAGTGTCGGGGAAATTGAAGTCCAAAACTCATCTGCGATGTTTGGAGGTACAAACGCAAACTCGTCACAGTATAGTAGGGAAATAGACATACCACGACCTGTGTTGCCAGTAGTAGTTGTAGAGACAATACGTGATCCATTATCAAATTCAATACTCCCTTTGTTGTAGTTAACGACGCCCGAACGAATATGATCAGGACATAGTTCATAAGCATATCTTATACGTTGCATAATTTCTTGCGAACCTGTAAACTTGTGTGCTGAAATTAAAATAGTCTGGTCTGGGTGAAACATGGCAAACCAGAGTAGGTAGCCGGCTGCGCAGGTAGTCTTACCCATCTGACGTGGTAACATGTTTACATTAAATCTGTGATTATGATATGCATCTAATAGTCTTGTTTGATACTTAAAAGGTTCAAACAACATCTTGCCTTTGACCGGATGCTGAATATAAAAATAATTACTACAAAAGTAATGGTATCCAGTATTAGGATCTGAACATGCAAGAAGATCCTGAATGTGTTTCTCAGTAAAGGATTCTCTGGTATGTGCTTTTTTAGTTAAAACACCGTCTAATGATTTAGTTGCCATAATACTATTTACAATAAAAAAGCAGGCACTTGGCCTGCTTTGAGTTGGATTATATCCAATTATCTATTTTTAATTGTCTCGTATAGACTGCCTAACCTAGCAATTAATTCTTCTTCGTTAACACCAAACGGATTGCCACCACCGTTAACTTTAGGTGCTTCTGCGCCTTTACTATGCATATCGTCACCGGTTGGTGTTACATCTCCTACAGTGCCGTACATTTCATCCGGACTATTTGCAAACTCACCAACAGGCATTTCCATGTCACTGTCAATTACTGCAACCTTACCCCGTGGCTCATCTCCCATAGCACCAATTAGGTCGCCTAGCTCGCCGCTGTCAGGATCATCACTACCTTGTTCAATATTACGTAAAATATCTAATAGATCACGTATACCGCCTGGGCCTGCACCGTTCATGTTAATGCTCATATTAACATTGTCTTGTTGACCAGAGCTCATGCCTGACATTGGACCCATGCCGCATTCGTCAACATCGTCTTCTTTTACTTGAAAAGTTTTGCCGTCAACTTCAAATTCATCTTTGCCGGCATCTTTGGCAGCATCAAGTGCGCCGCTGAAGGCATTACCTTCATTTGGTTCTTCAGTTACTGGTTGATCCAGCTCTCTCATT